GAATAGATGCCAAACCAATATACATTGTTTTTATTTTTATTTTATTTAATTTAATATTTAACGAAGGAGTACAAAGTGGGATCGAATAGAAAACGTACTACATACAAACATGATATAACGAGAGCTATAAGTTCTACTAGAATTAAATTTCAACGTAGGATGACAGTTCCGATGTTTCATCCACAGCATATTGGAGCTGTTTCAGTATTATTAGAATATGGTTTCAATGAACTCAATCGTATAATAAAACTAAACTCTTTAAGACGAGTTGATAAATTGGTACAAGCTCATTATGTCATTGACACTTTGACAAGTGGATTAGCAAATATTAAACCAGCCGATCCTAGAAACAGAGGTGCAGAAGAATATATATATGGCGATAATGGATTTGAAACAATTCATGGTCTTAAAGATTTGGATAAAATTGTAACTCAAACAGAAGGAGAAATTGATCATGCATCAGATAGTGACCAATGGAATAAATGGATGCGAGAATCCATGCAACGAGATCAAGAAAAAAAGCATCGTGAACACAATCAGCCAGAAAGAAAGACTGAAGGTTACTTACAGTCAGAGGATAAATACGTTAAGTCTGTGTACAAGAAGGGCAAATATGCGAAATCAAGCACACAAAGGGATCAATAGTTTAATATCATCAACTTGTCGCATAATATATACTATCTTTGTATATTTTGCGAAGCCTAATTCCTTTATGAAGTTAGTTTATGCTGGAATTTTAATTCCTCTTGTATTGTTGGAAATATGGGCATTATTTTGGTTTGTCTGTGCTTTAGACGATAAGTGTTACTACGATAATGTAGGAGCTTAGAGATGCCAAAACTTACAAAAACAGGTTATGAAATTGGATCTTCTGAAGCACCAGCAATTGTACTTGGTAAAACTGTATTTAATACAAATCAAGAAGTCCTAACAAATCATCGTGATGCTATAAATAAAGTTGAAAGGATTGAAAATTTTAGAAATCCCAAAGCTTTGAGAAGGGGAACTCATTTAGAACATGGAGTTGCTGATTGGGCAAAAGAAGAATTAGAAATACTTAATGCTCATTCAAATATTTATATGTTTGAACCTAAAGAAGTATTCCAAAATATCCCAGAAAAAATGGGAGCTTCTATTGATAGGATAATTGAAATATCTGAAGTTCCTATTCAAATAGAAAATTCTCAAGGGGAAATGGTATCATTTTTGGGAACTGGTATCATGGAAATTAAAACTGATTTTTATCATCAAGGTAAAATTAAACCAGAATGGTTGATACAAGTACATCATCAAATGATCTGCTCTGGATTAACTTGGGGACTAGTTGCTTGTCTTGATCAAAAAGGTTCATTGAATTTTTATCCTGTCGAAAAGAACGATGCTCTTTGTACAGTTATTGTAGAAAAAATATCAGAGTTTTGGTCTTTGATTGAATCTGGTGGAGATTATTCAGCATTTTCTGAAAAGGATAAACCAGAGTTAGTTAATATAGAAGAGAAGCTGGTTAATAGTAATCACGATTTTGAACAACTTTGTTCTGATTACACTACTGCTTCAAGTGAAGCTAGAAAATGGTCTAAGACAAAAGATGAAGTTAAATCAGCAATTCAAGATGTTTTAGATACTCTTCGATTAACTCATGCCAAGTTTAAAAACTTTGAAATCATTTCAGAAACCAAATTAAAAGAAAAAAAGAAGATGATTGGGACAGGCGAAATGCAAGAAAGCTATTCATTTTCATTAAAGGAGAAAAATTAATGCCAAATTTAACTATGTTAGAACCAAAGTCTTTAACTGAAGCTATGGAATTTTCAAAAACATTATCACAATCTGGATTAGTCCCAGATGCTTATCGAGGAAAGCCAGCTAATATACTTGTTGCTATACAATGGGGATATGAAATTGGATTGCCACCTATGCAAGCCTTATCAAACATTAATATTATTAATGGCAGAGCTACTTTGTGGGGAGATGCTTTAGTTGCTGTGTGTAAAAAGCATCCAGATTATTATGGAATGAAAGAATGGCTGGAAGGGGATACTGCTTACTGTGCTGTTAAGAGAAAAGTTAAAGATACTATTGAAGAAACAGTACGACAATTTTCAATAAAAGATGCTGAAACTGCTGGACTGTTAAGGAAAGGTGGAGCTTGGAAAACTTATCCTAATAGAATGTTAGGTCAAAGAGCTAGAGGATTTGCTTTAAGAGATGCTTTTCCTGATGCCATTAAAGGAATTATTACTACAGAAGAAGCAGTTGATTTTCCAGAAAATGCAAAGTTAAGCAATATAACGACCATACAACAGCCTTTAATAACAGATGATGGAGATCTTGCTAAAAACATAGTTGATGCTGTCACAGGCGATAATACAGCCGAGAATGTTAGTGTTGAGGAAGATGTACAACCTCTGAAAGTACCTAATATAGAATTGAAGTTGATGAACAAGCCATCTGAATTTTTTGAAACCATTGAACAGGTCATAGAAAGATACAAATCTATTATGGGAATTGTGTATGCAAGTCCAAAGTTTAAGCCAGAGGACAAGAGAACAATGCTTAAAGAGTTTGAGCATATAAACCTTGAATTGATTAATCGTCAATTTCCAGAAAAATTTATATCGGAAGTTAAACAGAACCGATTAGATTTAAATAAATCACTTTCTGTCCAAGCTAAAAAGGAGCAAGAGAATGTCGAGTAAAATTGGTTTAACTTTACCACAGCGACAGGTTTATGATTTCTTACTTACTTACTATAATATCACAGGAGTTTATCCTTCTGTTAGGGATATTATGAGAGGAGAAATAGATGATCAGCAAGTTATTAAAAAAAGGCAAAGTCCAACCTCAATTCAAAGGATGCTTAATGAATTGGTTTTTCGTGGCTGGATACAAAAAGAACCTTTTAAACATCGTGGAATAAAAATAATTAATTAAGGAGTTTTTTATGGGAAGGAAAAAAACAAGAATTTCACATGATTATTGTGTAGAATGTGAAGCTCCAATGGAGAAAGTTGCTTACATTAGACCATTTGCAAAGAAGTGTGACGAATGTAAAAATGATAGGAACAGTTTAAATAGAGAATTAAAAGACATTCATTTAACATTAAAGAAAAAAAAATTACCACCAGCAGAAGATGAGATGTCATTTGCTGATAACGTAATAGACGATGATGAAGTTATATATCGTCAAACAAAATATGGAGTTACTATTTAATTAGTAATCCTTTTCTATAACCTTGAGTTCTATCATAGGTTAAACATTCTTTACGAATATCTTCTGGATGGTAGCTGATATGTAGCCATCCAGAATTTTTCTCTCCATTATAACATTCCAAAATTAGCTGACAGAAGGGGAGATTACTTTCTTCTTTAATCCAAGTAGCCAGCTCATAGTTATCGACACCAGCCACTTCAAAATCGCTTGCAGAATAACCATTATTACAACAATGGTGGCTGGTATTTTTTGATCCAATCTCTTCACATAGTTGTTCACTACGATATCCAGAGCTAACTAAAAAAGATCCCCATTTATTTCTAATAGGTTGCAGAATATTTTCTGCCAACAATCTTAAATTATATATACCATCGGCTGTTGGATAATTTGGTATACCTTTTCTTTCGGCAGTTTGTGATTTAGTTAATTCAGATAATGTAAAATTATTTGATAACTGCATTTACTTACCTTTCTTTTTTGGAAAACCTTTTTTCATAGCTGAATAAGATTTAGCAGATACAGTTGATTTAGATTTTGTATTTGATGTACCAGCTTTTTTCTTTGCATTAATATTTTTGTAAAGTGACATTTGTCTTTCCTTTCGTTGTTTATAGTGAAGTGTAGTAACATGAAGGGAATAAAAATAATTCCCAATTTTATTAAAAAATTTATATAGAGTTAACCAAAACAAAATCATTTTTTCATGTTCTCTCTGGCAACTCCTTTAGACTTTTCAAAACTTCTCATAGATCGGAAGAGCACACGTCTGAACTCCAGTCACTGACCAATCTCGTATGCCGTCTTCTGCTTGAAAAAAAAA